CTCAGGATCACTAGCGGAGCTTCAGCGACACGGAGTCGCAGGCAGGCTCTCCCTCACTTAAAAGTGAGTAAGAGAGCTATACCTGTTACACGCACAGCTATTCCGTATATTGAGCTTGCCAATAGCCATTATGGCTACGGTAGACTCTCTTATCGGGAAACACTGTGCAACCGTGTTGTGACCGTTCGGAAGAACTGGAAAACTGATAGAACAATCGCTTGCGAGCCGGAAGGCAATCTAGCCGTCCAGCTTGCGTTTGATTCGTTCGTAAAGGATAAGATGAGGCGCAAGCTTCATATTAACCTGTCAGACCAGTTCCGAAATCAGCAATTAGCCAAAGAAGGTTCGGTTAGTGGCAACCTTGCCACAATTGATCTTTCCATGGCTTCCGACACCGTTTCCTTAAATGCTGTTGCGTGGCTTCTACCAGTAAAATGGTATAAGCTGCTCACAGATATAAGGTGTCCTTACGGACGCGGTTTCGGTCAACTCTATAAGTATGCTAAGTTATCCAGTATGGGTAACGGCGCTACTTTTGGATTAGAGTCGCTGATCTTTGCTGCTCTTAGTAAAGCAACGGGTGCCAAAGTCTGGTGTGCATACGGAGATGATATTATCATCTCTAGCACTCAGGCCAAAGCTCTTATTGCCGCACTAAGGTTTCTTGGTTTCCGAGTGAATACCGATAAGAGCTACACAGAAGGCCCTTTTAGGGAATCCTGTGGAGCAGATTGGTACCTCGGCAAGGACGTGACGCCTTTCTATTTGCGAATGACGAGTTCAGTGAAAACTGAACTTTGTCATATCGTAAATGGCTTAGCGCCACTTGTAGTTCCAGGTGGAAAGTTAGCCCAGACCTTGAAATCTTTGATTTCAGATCATAAGCTCCCTTTTATACCGTGGAACTGGTCCTCAATAAGCGGAGTGTGGATTGATATCCCCACGGCTTATTCCAAGAAACTGATACGAAACAAGAATGGGTGTCTCGAAATTAGGGCTTTTACCTCCCGAAATCGAGCGAAGATAATCAGAGATTCACGTACGCTCTTCCTTTGGCATCTTCATGCCTCTAGGAGGGAGCGCGGCGGTTCTTCTGTTTATCAACGGCATTTTCTTGGTCTGTATTCAAATACAGATCCGGATATGCCGCCCACCTCAAGTATCATAAGCAGTTCCGTACCTACCTTTTCGCACAAGTTCGTACGAAAGTGGGTAAGCTGGCAACCGCCAGCTATGGTGACGCCTGTACACCTTTATTGGTGGACAGACCTAATCTTCCCTAGTGATAGCGAAGAATAGGTAGTCAGGGCACGGATGCCCGGTCA